TTGGCATATGGCCGAAAGGCAACACATCAGTTAAGATCGCTGTCGATGATTGGGGTGTGTATATCCCACGCAATGATGGTAAGTGTCGTGTATGGGGGTTCACAGTTATCGGAGAACGAAACAATAAAGAGTATTGACAAGATGAATATTTTTTGATACTAATATCTTTGTATTTGAAAGGAGTATATGCAAACATTTATTATATCCCAAGACTTTCCAACTTGTGCAAAAGTATTAGATAATAAAAGATTAAATAAACAAAAAGTTGAAGCCTATCAAATTTTGAAAGTATTGAAAAGTTGGGAATCAGCTAAAGGTTGGAAAAATCATCCAGCCGTTTTAATGTGGAAAAATCATGAAGAAACACTTATACAATATGCGTTAGATATCGCAAATGAATGTTTATCGCGTGGATTTAAAGATACATTGATTCCTAAAATCATGGAATTTTCTAACCATTTTACGAATACAACAAGTCCAGATTGGATAACGGATGATTTTTGTAAAGCACATAAAAGCAATTTATTACGTAAAAATTTTTCCTTTTATTGTCAATATAATTGGAATATTCCAACTGATTTACCTTATATTTGGCCTGTTCAAATTTCAAAATAAATAATATGATTATCCAAATTATAAAATATCGTTCAAAATATTATTGGAAAAAGATTTGTAATTTTTTTGGATTTTGTCCTTGTGGAAATTTAGTAAATCGAACAAGTACTGGTCGTCCAATATGTCCAATTTGTAGAAAATAAAAGGAGTAATATGAAGAAAATTGACTTAATTAACTTAATTAATGAATACAATTTGAATATTTCTGAGAAAGCTATTAGTGATGCAATAAAATGGGATGATATTGATTTATTTCCAAGTCATGTCAAGAATTTTCAAGAATCAATCGTTAATAATTTACAAAATATTAATGATAATAGAGAAAACTTTTTACGAGAATTTCAAAATTATTTTGATTGGAGTATGATTTCTATAAGCTCAAAAAATAACTTTAGTTTATCTTTTATTAGAGAATTTAAAGATAAATTGAATTGGATTTATATTTCAATATATCAACATTTTTCAATCGATTCTTTAAAAGAATTTCAAGATAAAATAAATTGGGATGACTTTTCAGAATATCAACTTTTATCTGAAGATTGCATAAGAGTATTTCAAGATAAAGTAGATTGGTGTAATATTTCAACATATCAAAAACTCTCTGAAAATTTTATTAGAGAGTTTCAAGATAAAGTATATTGGATTTTTATTTCACAATATCAAAAACTGTCTGAATCTTTTATCAGAGAATTTAAAAATAAAGTAAATTGGAATTCTATTTTATGTTCTCAAACACTTTCTGAAGATTTTATTCGAGAATTTAAAAGTGAATTTAACTGGTCTATGATTTCGATATATCAAAAATTATCGGAAGATTTTATAAGAGAGTTTCAAGATAAAGTAGATTGGAACCTGATTTCGATACATCAAAATCTATCGAAAGAGTTTTTAAAAGAATATGAATCATATATAGATATTGAATTATATAATAAAGCTCATCAAGTAAAAACGAAGGAAGAAAAGATTAGCGAAATGATGAAATATGCAAAAGATTATAATTTGAATTTTGATGGTGAATATTTATATGCTTTTAGAAATCATGATAAATGGGGTAAAGGTACATGGACTAAATCATACTCTTATGAGTCGGGTGTATATTATCGAGATTGGCATTGTGATATGAGAGAAGATGTTCAAAATTCCTTTGGCTTAGGAATCTGGCCAAAGGGAAACACACCGGTCAAGGTCTCTGTCGATGATTGGGGAGTGTTTATTCCTAATAATTGTGGCAAGTGTAGGGTTTGGGGATTTACAATTCTATAAGATTATTATACTAAAAGGAGATATTATATGGATAGTTATACTTGCACGCTAAATGGTTCAACTTGTGTTATTCGAAATGTTAAAACAGGTGGAATATTTCGACAAATTTCACGATTCGGTGAGAAAATTCGAAATGTTAATATGGGTGGTGATACTGTTTCTTTAATGATGGAAAATGGTTCAACCCATGTCTATAATATCAATAGTGGTGGACTTATTCGGTCTTTTAAAGGCTAAACTTGAGTCCAATATTGATATGCCATTGATGCATTCATTTCTTGTGGTTTTCCTGAACCGCGAATATCATAAGCAATTGGATCAATTTTTTGTAAATATATACCAATTAAATTATATCGACGAATCATTTTGAAATTTTTATCTAATAAATCAAGAGTTGCAATCTCCGCAGGAACACCGTATTTACCAGATGAAGTATTAACATCAAAAATTTCTGTCATCCAAGCTTCAAGTTTTGATCGTATGTTCTGTGCTTCGTCGCAAAGGAATGTTACACCCCAATTTGCTGAACCCGAATAAAGCACACTACCGGGTATGTTGAAATTCAATCCCATATATGGAACTTGTTGATTAGCTATTTCTTTTTCTGGTAAATTTGCGGTTCTTAAATAGACTAAATCATCTGTTGTTAATGGTCCAAGTGTTACAACTCGGAATTGAAAGTCGCGTGCAAATTCACGTCTTTTAGCAGTATCATAAAATCCTAAAATTCCATCAGCCATGGTTATTCTCCTGTTATCAATTCTTTTAATTATTTAGATATCTTATATCTTATTTTTTATCATTTTGATAATTTTTGATGAAAACAAGATTTCCACAGTCCCAAAAACGTCTATAGTTTGCATTAAACATATTTTCTGATTCTGATAATTTTTCATTATATTGTTCTTTTAATAAGGTTTTTAATTTATGTTTTTGACAAGTGATACGTGATAAAATTATGGATTTTGTTCGGTGCCAATAAAAATAATTTGGTTGTGTTTCATGTAAATATGTGAATCCTAATATTTTATATAAATTACCGCAACTATATCTTTTATCTGCATATGTAATTAAAGATTTAGGAGAATATTTCTTTTCAAAATATTTTAATAGTTTTGATGCACCTCCAATAATATTATAGTCTAATTGACAACAATAACGAACCATTTCCCATTCATAGTTTTTATTATATCTACTTTTTGAAAAAGTCATTACAGCAACAAGTATGTTTTCATAAAATAAACCAAGACGAATTGAACTTATATCTTCACCTTGAAGATGGTTTTTTTGTAAAAAATTATTTTTATCTATATTCGAAATTTCAAAAATTTTACATTTACGTGCAAAAATTCTTTTACATAATCCTAATTTATTTTTTATAATAGATTTCCAAATATTACAAGTATTTTCATTATTCCATTCATTGGAGAAAATATGTAATAATGTAATATTTTTTTGATTACATAATTTTGTTTTATTACTATGATTATATTTTTTTGTTTGTTCAATATGGATATCATCAAACGAATGCCAATATAATCCGTTATATTCAATAGCTAAATTTTTATCTTGTAAATAAATATCTAATTCTTTATTTTCAATTTTATAATTTTCAAAAATATTACCTGAATAAATTGTTTTTAAATATTCAACAACTTTTTTTTCTTCTTTGGAAATACCAATATTTTGATAACAACCTGCACAATATATATCTGATGATCTACCATTACTAAGATTATAAAATATGATTTTTCCACATTTTATGCATTTTATTTGAATATTTTTATCTTGTATATTTGTAAATTCTTCTTGAATAATAAATCCTTGTTGTTGTATTTTTTCTTTAATTTGTTTAATTTGATATTCATATAAACATTTTTTTGAACAATATGGTTGATATCCTTGTTTAATATTAATATACTTTGTATTTTCTTGACAATATTTACACTTTGGGATTTTTGAAATATTATTTAATAATATATAAAATCTTTCAGACCAATCCCAATTATACATATCAATCGGTTTTAAATTTTCTGTTTTTTCTAAAATATTATATAATATCTCAGGATAATTTTTAAAATATTGTAAATTAATAAATTGATGAGTCATTCCAAAATTTGTTTCTTGTATACGTTGATTGATAAAATTTATGATTATATCATTGTTTATTTTCGAATAATTTTTTCTTTGATAATTTTTGAAAAAAATATTTTGTAATTCAATATTTTTATTTAATTTTGTTTTTGAACATGATGTCCAGATATTTAATTTTCGTAAACAAGACATATTATTACAACTTTTCGAATAGCCTAATGAATATGTAATAAATCGTAATATTTTACCACAACTTGGACATTTAGGTTGTTCTATTATATTATTTAATAAACAATAAATTCGTTCACCAATATTTTCATTTTGTATCCATTCTGTATTTGCAAGTATTTCTTTATATAATTCTGTATTTACGAAACGATCTGGTCTAATAATTGCGGCGTTTAATGTATTTGATTTTGTAAAAAGATTATTCTTAATTTTTATTATTAATGTATGATTCATTGATAATGACTCCTTTACCTAATTATATACTTAGCGAACAAAAAATCAATTTTATTTGATTTTTTGTTTTGATAAGTTATCCGATTATTTCATTAAAATCTTGATCGGTTCTAGTTGCATAAAATGTGATAAGTATATATTCGGCTGTTCTAACAGGTTTGATATATATAGAAATCTTCAATTCATTATTATCAATAACTTGTGGGGTGTTATTACGTTCATCACAAACTATAAGATAGTCATAACATCCCTCATTATTTTTTGCCAAATCGAAAATTGGTTTTAATACATTATTTACACGAGAACGAGTAAATACGGTATTCGGTTCACCAACAAAATAACGAGCAACCTTCAATGTTGCACGTTCCAAAGTTAAGAATAAACGTCTAACATTAATACGATCAAATGCTGACGGTTTTGCTTGAAGTGTTTTTTGACCCCAAACAGTATATCCATCCCCTTGGAAGAATACGATTGGATTAATTCCAATACGATATAATGCATCTTGTTGTTTTTGATTTGGTTTTACAGCAATATTTGTAATATTACGGATAATACCATTATTCAATCCCATTGGAGCATACCAAGGTTGTAAATTAGCATCCATTCTAGCAATGATAGCTGCTTGCCAACCTGAGAACGGCAACCAAATAAACTTACCAGAATTGTTATCATATACACTAATCCAGTTTGCATATGTTGTTGAATAATTGGAATTCGAAGCAGCATATAAGTTTTTCAATGGATTAAAGATATGTTGAGTAAAGTTATTTGATTTATTGTCTAAAGTTTTTGAATTTGCACCTTGTACGAAAATACCACGAATTGGATCTGAAATATGAATACAATCTTTTCGTGTATTTTGACAGAAATTATTGTATAAATTAAAGATTGTGCTGTGATATCCATAGAAACTTGATGATGTACCCATTGTTGGATGTGCTAAAGCTGTAATAGCCGTTGCAACGTTTGCTGTATCATCATAATTTGCGGCACCGTTATTCGTTCCAGCAACATAAGCCCAAATAGTTTCAAGACCTGCACCAACAACAATATCCAAATCCATATCTTGAATATTTTCAGCTAATGTTAAACCAAATTGAATCTTTGATGGAACGTTTCCGATATATTTTAAACTGCTTGTATTTGTTTTACAAGGAGTATAACCACCTATAGGATTCAAAGTTGTACTATTATTAGTAACTTTTGCAACTTGTGCTTGGTTAGCTAAATATGGGTTAACATACATTTTAATATAATTTGAATTATTGTTAATAATATCTGGTAAGAAAAATGGTTGTACTTGTCCATTTGAATCTGTACGCTTATCAAGCGATTCTAATGAGCCAACATAATCTTCAGCCGGAACATAGTAAAGTTTATTTGGATCACTCGATGTTTCTGATTGACGAAGACGGAATAAATATACAATTAATGAATCGTTGTAATAACTATTGCTAAAATCAAATGATGGTGCAGTTTCAACGATTTCAGAAATATTTCCAAAGTTTGAAGTATCAGTACCAGTTAGATAGAATCCTAAAAGAGTTGTATCTAATTGACCCATAACATTTCCTGAACTCAATGTTTTAATAGATGTGATTGCATCATATTGATTACTTGATACAGAAATAGTGGAGTTATCAGCAATAGCAACATAATACCCTTCATAACTTTCGTTAATCGTGGTTTTTGCATCATTAACAATAATAAAACCTGCATTTCCGATATTTGCAAATGCATTTAAGGTACTAACACCGAATGTACCATCTGTTGCCCAAGTAATTGCACCAGCTTTAATATCCATATAGTTAGATTCTGTTAATGGAATAACTACTGGTGCGGCAATTGTAAAAGCTGTAGCATTTGCTAATGTAGCGGCATTTGCACTAACTTGATAAGCTAAAGCAGTATATTCACCGTTGAAACCTGTACCGTCACCTGTTCCATATGGGAAACGAGTTGCAAATAAGGTTGCTGGTGAATTTAAAATTTCGCTACAAGAATGATAGAAATAGTTTTCAGCAGGGTTGGTAGGTCCAGCACCACCGAAAAATATCTGATCTAATTCATCACGAGTTGAAACTTGAATTAACTCATTTGTTGGTCCTTGACTTGCAAAACCTTGAACTAATACTTTTGTTCCAACTGGTTGGGAAGCTCTTAAACTTAAATCTACTTCATTAATTTGTACACCCGGTGCATCAATAGTACGTGCCATGGTATTTCTCCTTAAAAATCATTATCTTTTAATTATTTACTATTTTCCAAATGAAATCTTTTATTTACTTGGAAATATATTCGGAGTTGAGGAAATTAGATAGGATCTATTAGTTCAATATCTATTTGACCATAAGAAAAATCAACAGAACAAGCGATTTCATTACTTTCACGATAATCATAAACTAATTCACCTAAATTAGTTGGAAAAGCATTATAATAGGTAAATCTCATAATTTTTTCATTATATTCTCTTAATGAAATTAAATGAAGTGTTGTTTGATAATCAGTATAATTATGAATCATTTTGATATGTTTATATGTAATTGGTTTTATACTATTTCGATCTCTTATAGCATCTAATGAACGGTCATGAATATTTGTAAATTCGGCAAAATAAGAGTCCATACCACTTTCACGAGGATCATTCATAATTTTCAACCATCGCCAAATAAAATAATAATTATCATAATTATTATCTACTGTAAACTGAATTTTTACTGGTGGATATTCTTCACGAGTTTGAGAAGTATGATGTGTAGTTTGACCCATAAATGGTACACTTACAGCAGGGATAACATGTGATGGGATATTTGCTGCTATAACACTAAATTGCATTTTATCCAAATTTAATAAATTCTTTTCACGTAAGGTATTTGTTTGTAATCCTTTTAAAACTGGAGGGGTATCTAATACAAGAATAAACTTGTCAACATGTGCTTTATTTAGTATGCTTTGAGGTATATTGTCAGCCATAGAATAACCCTTCTAATGTAAATATTTATATATGGAATCATTTAAATCGTTTTCTGAAGAACCGACTATTAAAATATTTTCGAAAAGTGGTCAAATTAATATTGAATTATTAAAAAATCATATTATTATTGGTGAAGCGATATTAAGCTTTACAGCAGATAACACAGGTATTTGGTTACGTCATTTATTTGTTGAACCCGAATTTCGTGGTAAAGGTTATGTTAAAACTTTACTAAATGAGGTCGATAAAATAGCAATTGAAAAGCAATTACCAATTTATTTGCGTGTTTGGTCTTCAGACCTAAAAGTTAAATCAGATGAAGATTTGATAAATATGTATAAACGTTTTGGATTTAAACAAATTCCGAATAAAGCAATTGGAACAATGGTTAAATATGAAAATAATGGTAGATAAATATGGTGATGAAGTTCGTGATTTAGCTAATAATCCTATTTATGTAGATGATAATGGTTATTTAGATTTATATCATGCTACTCCAAAATATGAAAATTATTATGATATTATTAAAAATAATAATTGGAAAACTTTAGAAAATCAGAATGAAATTTACTTTTCAAATTTACCTAGAGGTGGAGAAGGATTTGGCAAATATGTTATTCATGTTAAAATTAAACCAAAATATGTTGACATAGCAGACTTATTTCGTACTGGTGAAGCATATTTTACAGTTCCTATTAAATATTTAAAAACATTTGGAAAAATTCAAAATATGATTAAAGAAAATATATTTTATAAATTAGCAGATCAAATTTTTAAAGAATCATTTTTATTTGGTGATAAAATAAAAACACCTATTTTAAATGATGCAAATAATACACAATATGTTGAATTTTATAAAAATCCTGATTTAAATGAATTTAAAAAGAATTTTCAATATGGAGCAAGAGGTATTTTAACACTAGATGGGGATATGATTATTTGGGATCATACCGTCATGCATCATTTTATTTTACCAATACTTAAGAATATTCTTCATCAAAATATATCTTTAACACAAGCTATTTATGTTGATCCTGATTTATCTGTTCATGGAATGTCTACTACAGAACCGATTGTAATTCAAAAAGGACAAATGAAAAATAAACTTTTTGATTTTTCAAAATTTGATCAAATAGATACTATCTCATAGGAAATAATTATGAAATCTTTTAAAGAATTTGTAAATGAATCGTTTTTAACTGGAAAAACTTTAACAACACCTTATAATCGAGAACCACAAACAATTGGTTTTTATCAAAATCCTGATCTTGAAGAATTTCAAAGATTATTTTCAAAGGGGGCCAGAGGTTTATTAACTTTTGATGGTGATATGGTTTTATGGAATAAGTTAATAATGCATATTTCAGCACAAAATGCCTTACGAAATCATATACCACTAAATACCTATACTTTTATATATGTAGACCCTGATTTATCTGTTCATGGTATTGGAGATATGGGTGAAGATGTTGTCTCGGAGAAGAAATTAAGAACTTCAATTAACAATGCTAAATTGAAAAACAAAATATTTAATTTCTCCAAATTTTTAGATCAAGCAGATATTCAATAGGTTTTTATGAATAATTTTGAAAAATTAATTTATGAAGTATTAACAGAAGCAAAAAGAGAAACTATCGCGGTTGATTTAGATGCTACGTTAGCACATTATAGTCACTGGAAAGGACCAACGAAAATTGGAAAACCTGTTCCAAAAATGGTTGAACGTATTCATAAATGGATCAAAGACGGTAAAAAAGTTATTATTTTTACAGCAAGAGCAAATGATAAAAGATCTATTCAAGCTATTAAGAAATGGTTAAAAGAAAATAATTTACCAGCTTTAAAAATTACAAATATTAAAACACCTGATATTACAGAAATATGGGATGATCGTGCAGTACCAATTGAAAAAAATACTGGGATGATTAAAAATGTTTCTGAAAATCTAAATGAACTAATACTAGCTAGTTTATTAGGGATAACATCACCAACACAAATGCAACATAATACACAACCGCAAAAAATTATTTCATCTCAATCAGTCACCCAAAATAATAATCAACAAATACGAGATTTTATTACAAAACATGAAGGTAAAAGATATAAAGCATATAAAGATTCTAAAGGTATATTAACCATTGGAATTGGATTTAATCTTGAACGAAATAATGCAAAAAAACGATTAGAAGAAGTTGGCGCAAATTATGATGCTATTGTTTCTGGTAAAGCATCGTTAACAGATAGTCAAGTTAATAAATTATTTGATAAAGAATATAATGATGCTTTGAATATTGCATCAAAATTTGTTTCTAATTTTTCAAATCTACCACATGATGCTAAAATGGTTCTTACTGATATGGCATTTAACTTAGGTCCAAATCGGTTGAATAAATTTCAACGATTTAAAAGTGCTTTAGAAAGAGAAGATTTTAAAGAAGCTGCACGAGAAATGCAAAATTCCGCATGGTATAAACAAGTTCGAAATCGTGGTATTGAAAATGTAAAAATAATGAATGAATTAAGTTAATTTTATGAAATCGTTTAAAAAAATTTATGTTTTATTAGAAAAATTTGGTGATAATGTAAAACCGTTATATCAAAGTCAAGGCATTGATGATCAAATTATTGATAATTATATAGCTAAATTCGATATAATAAGAAAATCAAAACCTAAAGAATTATTTGCCGATATACCAAATGTAAATATTCCGAAAAATCAAAGACAAGATATTAGTGTTTATAAAAACTTTCAAGATTTAGAAAATGTGGTTGATTATGTAAAAGGTCAAAAACAACTTGAACCTACTAAAGATATTGACACAGATGTTAAACCGATTTACGAAAATGATGAAATTGCAATTTATCGTGGAATGTCACCACATGAATGTATAGCAATTCGTGGATCATGGCCTTATACGTGGTGTATTGCCGCACAAGGTAGTAATAACATGTTTAATACCTATAGATATAAACCACACGAACCTACTTTTTATTTTGTTAAAGATAAAAAATTTATTCCTACTAACAAATATCATTTTTTTGTATTACAAGTTACAAAAAATAATCAGTATATTGTAACAAGTTTAAAAAATGATGGTGATGTTCAAATGACTTGGGATAAAATTTTACAAATTCAACCGAAATTACAAGGATTACAACATATATTTAAGAATATACCAATAACTACATATGAAAAAGAGTTATATGATAAATTTAGTTCTAATATAACTGATGAGGAATTTAAAAAATTTGATTATAATGAGAAAAGAATGTTTTTAGATATGGTCGGACATAAAAAAATGACCGACTTTAAATTTCAAGCATTACCTGATGATTTAAAAAATTTTTATATTAGTTTTGGTCTTGGATTAACAGATAAACAATATGAAATGATCCAAGGTAATAAGACTTTATTAAAAAGATATAGAGAGATTACAGAACGAAAAATAAATCAAATTATTGAACAAAATATTCCATTTGATGAAATAAGATTACACTATACAGAATATTTAGTATTGGATGATACTAATAAAAAGAAATTACTAGATTTTATTTCAACATCACCATTATATTCGTTTATTTTACTTAAAATATATACACATGATGTGACAGATAATTTAGATAGTATACCACAAGAATTAATAAAAGGTGTTGCAGCTTCAACCGAATATTCTTATTTTTATATGTTTCGTATGTATAACATATTACATAATTTAGAAAAAATACCCCAAGAAGTTATAAAAAGTGTTTCAAAAGATATATATTATTCTTACATGATAGCAACACACATTATACGCAATAATATAACTCATATAAATATAATTCCACGAGAAATATATAATACTATTTTATCTGATCCAAAATCCACATATCAGTTAATGGTTACGTTAACAAAGAATTTTACATCTAATTTAGACAAAATACCACAAGAATTTATAAAAACAGTTTCAACAGAGGTAGAATATAGTTATTTTTATATGGTAGGTATATATAAAGCAACACATAATTTTGACAAAATACCACAAGAAATTATAAAAAGGATTATAACAGATCGAAGCTATTCGTTATTTACGGCCTTTGAAATTTTAAAGATACATCCAAATAATATAAATATGATTCCTCGTGATATATATAATGTTATTTTATCCAGTTCATCAACATCATATGATTTAATATATCATTTAATAGATAATTATGAATATAATTTAGATAATATACCTTCAGAATTATTATTATCTATTAGTAAAGATTCACTTATTTCTTGGAAATTTGCAAGTAATATGGTTAATAAAAATCCACAAAATGTTGAAAAAATTCCAGATTTTATATTCGATAGTATAGCGGATGATTCAACAAAAGCATGGGATTTTGCATATTATTTACGTAACAACTTTGAAAAAATACCAAAGGTAATATTAAACAGTATTAGCAAATCTAATCGATATTCTTTTGAACTTGTTAAACTAATAACAAATAATTTTACAGAAAATTTTGATAAAGTACCAAAAAATATATTAAAAACAGCAATAAATTATAGTCCAACAATTAAAAAATATTTTTCAATAAAAAATGAAAGTAAAATTATAGGAAAATTTGAAAAAAAATATAAACGAATTGTTGAGAGTTTTTCATAATCACATATTATGAACAAACTTCCAATTATCTGCTAATAAATCATCAAGATCAGGATTACTATTTGGATCACTCGTATTTTGACTCATAAATATAGGTGCATATTCAGCATCACCCCAATTATTTTGTCCTTGATTTAAACCAAAATAACGTTTATCATCTTCATCATAATAAGATTTTTTAATCTTTAAAGGTTTACCACGCTCATCATATTGAACAATCTCAAATAATGATTCGGTAATCGGTGTATGTAAAGCAAATAAACCCCATAATAATGACATTACACAGTCATCGTAAATATTAGTTCCTGATTGCTTATGCCATGTTCCATTTGGAAATTTAACGAATGTTTCAATTTCTTGTATCGTTTGTAAATCATATATTTCAACTGCACGTAAAGAATTCATCCAATATCGCATATTTGAAACGCCTTCATATTTGACATTAGTTGATGAATATATACCACCTTTTTGATAATTTACTTGTTGACTTTGATCATATGAAACAATACGTTCATAATTATATGGTTGACTGGTAAGGAAGTTAACTACCTCACCACCCATTGAGTTACGTTCAATCATTATTGGAGGCTTACCCCATTGTTTTGAAATATCAAAAATTTCTTTCGCAAAATGTGCTGTATCTATAAATTTATTCCAATATTTGAAAACTTGTTTAATACAGGTTAAATCCGTAATATCCAAACCTTGTATACAAGATGCAGCATTTCCAACACCATCTGAAACATCTATACCAAATACATATATCTTTTTCGGATTCGGTGCTTCCCAAACTTTATATTCATTTGTATTTAATATTTCAGGAGGTCTTACTATTTCTCGAAACCCTTTAATAATATCTTTATCAATCGCAGTTTCACCAGTCTCAATAAAGACGTTTTCATACTCCTGTGCAAAGTATTGTTCGTCACCACCTAAGTCCGATAACGCATTTTTACGCCATTTTTCATCACGTCCCGGTACTTCAGTCCAGTGGATTTTTTCGGCTTTCCATTCGTTTTTTCCTAATTCAGCTTCACTATAAATCTTATAAAAACGATTCGATGTTCCTTTAGCTGTTGAAATTAAAAACACTTTTGAATTTTTAGAAGATGAAATAACAGGCATTACTGAGTTGAAAAATTCATCTTCCTTATATCGATCAATATGTGCGCATTCTTCCAAAATTAAACAGTTAATACTTGAACCACGAGCAGCAGTAGAAGCAGTTGTACTAATGAAAATTCGACTACCATTCGCTAATAACATATTAGTTTTTGAATAATCTACAACACCGGGTTTCAACCAGTTTGGTAATAATTCATAGGCAGTTCGAACACGTCCTAAAATTTCAATAGCTGTTTTTTCTTTATTTGCAACTAATAAAACATTCTTATCTTTATTAAAACATATATACCATAATGCAAACACACTCATCATCGTTGTTTTTCCGCTCTGACGCGATGCTAATAAGACAACACGATTATTTTTCGATAAACTTTTTAAAACACGTTTTTGAAATTTAAATAGTTGAATAATTTCCTTACCGCGATCCAAGTTAATAATATAAAAGAAATTTTCAGCAAAATAAACAATATCTTTTTGAGCTTTGGCTAACCCTTTAACCATTTCGGGTGTCCATTCAAATTCAGCTTTTGCGGTTGGTAACGCTTCATTATTTAAATAAAATGCTGCTTTATCGGTTTGTTTATTCATGAAAATATTTACAATAATAAATTGATTTTCAATATGGAAATTACTTGTAAATAACTAAATAATTTATATGTTACTATTTGAACAATTATATTATCAAATTCTTTTAGAAGCAATTTGGAAAACTCAATTTAATAATCCCCATGATATTAAAAATGAACCATTTTCATATAATCTTTATAAATTTTATGAAATGGAATATAAATTAAATATGTTATTAAAAAAAGAGTTTAATGGTTTACCACAAAGATATGAGAATATTAAAAAGAATTTACAATATGAATTAATTGATGCATGTAAAAAGTTACGATCATATTTGATACCAGTTTTTGCTGATTGGTTAGAACATCATGCGTTATCTGATCCAAAAAAATGGGCACAAAATAGATTAAAAGAAATTATTGAAATATCAGAAAAAAATGATGAAGATAGTGTATTCAAACTTTTTAAAAATGATTATAGACAATATTCAAAAGATACAGATTCATTAGATCAATTATATCTTGATATTCAAAAATATATTAATAGTTTACCATCAATAAAAACTATTATTATGAATCATTTCATACCGGACCAAAGATTAATGATATTACATGATAAAGATCGATTAAATGATCTTAAGCAAAAATATAATTTATCCGATTCAGATGATGATTATGAAAAATTAGTAGATATTATTGATAAAACAACAACAATCGATGATTTTTTTAACTATCAGGATAGTTATTCATTTTTTGCTTATTTATCCACCTTATCTGATTTTGAGTTAAAAAAATGTTTATTAGAATTATATGAACATTTTGTATTTCCAATTTGGTATGATTTTTGGTCAACTAAAGGAATTGAAGATACAAGAGAAATTATTGAAAAGATTTATTCTAATCTTCAACGAATTTCTGAAAAAGATTTAGGTAATTTTGTCGTTTGGATAAATTATGCTATTAATGCAAGTCATCAATCTGGATCAATGTTAGATTATGTTATAACATATATGAATTCAATAGGTTCACAAGATGCCAATGTTGATATATATGGTTTATTAGAATCATTAACAAAGGGTAAAGATATACCCCAATGGGATGTACAACTTAAAGAAATCGGTGTAAAAATCTAAGAAATTTGATTTGGATATAATAAATACTTAAAAGGAAATTATTTAAGGAGATACGAAAGATGAATAACGTAAATAAGGTAATGGGTGATATGTATGATAAAATTCGCTTAACTGAAAGCGAAAAGAACAGTGAAGTAAAGAATAAAATCAAAGCCGGTGATGGTTTTGAAGGTTCTGAGAAAGCAAAAACTTTTTCCAAAGATTCTGGTCCCGAACAAGCAGCTAATATTAAAAAACCAGTTGAAGGGCCATCTTCAGGTGATGATGCTGTAGAAAAGGGTAAAGGAAAAGTATTAGCAAAGAAAACAGTATCAACAAAAGATTCTGTTGAACAACCGAAATTATCATTATCTTTTGATGATGTTTATAAAAAAATCGTCCAAGAAGAAGAATCCTTAGATGCAGTAATGCCTGCACAAGATATTGAAGGTGAAGGATTTGACGAAACAAAGGGTGATTTTGAAAAAGAAGAAACCGATGTAAATGAAGAAGTCGATGTAGGAACAGAACTTCGTCTGATTGCAGAACGTTTAATGGAAATGGCTGAGAAATTAGGTGGTGAAGAAATGTCACCTATGGACGATGAAAGTGTAGAAGGCGCTGAAGGAATGGAAGATGCAGAAGGTTCTGAAATGGGTACTTCCCCAGTTGATAGTTTAAATCGTGAATCAGTTCAAACTGAAGCTATAAAAAATGAACCAAATCCAAAACCATTAAAGAAAACTTCATTTAATCCCAAAATGAAACAAAACCCCAAGAACATCATTGGTAAAAGTGGCGCAGGTAAAGCCTCTTTACCGGCCAAGAAAGACCATAGCGGTGTTCCATCAAACGCTCCCAAGACTCAGTTTGGCCCAAAAATGAGTCAAAATCCAACAGGCACCGGTCCCGCTGTTAAAGGGAATCGTGAACCGTTAATCGCCTAATAATTATCCTTATTACCACCCTGTTCCGGTTCACGTCGGAACAGGGTTTTTTTCTTCTTATGAATAATACGCAAGAAATATTAGTAGAGTTATATCAGCAAATATTATTATCAGAAAAATTTGCTGAAATATTTCAAAATGATGCATTAGATATTATTCGCTATTTTAAATGTATTAAACTTAATCCATTACCTGAACAATGTCCTGATCCAGCAAAAATTGTTCAAAAAATTAAAAATTGGCTTGCTGTGAATAAAAATCATCCAGCTTATTCAAAAATACACAGTATAGTGAATAGTTCTTCAAATCCGAAAGAAATTTTAGCAGAATTAAACTTTCGCTTATAAATACTTCAAGAGTGTATTATGAAAACATTTGAAACTTTTATTAAAGAATCGATGATTGATATACCAAGAACAAATCTCGATCCAAAAGTATTTCTTTTTCCTGATAATGGTGGTAAACCTTATCTTGCACCATCAATTAAAAAACAAATATTAATGGTTATTGATGAAATTTCTCAAATTATTCCAATTAAAAAATATTACATTGTTGGATCAATTTTAACCAAACTATATTCGGAGAATTCAGATATAGATGTTAATATTGAACTTTTTGAAAATGATGTTGATGATGTTATGCAAAGTCGTTTACTTATTATCTTACAAAGAGTCAATGGACAATTAGCCGTAGGTACAACACATCCAATCAACTATTATATACATTTAGAAACTCCTAATGATGATCGTTATGATGCCATCTATGATATTCAAAATGATAAATGGATTAAAGAACCAGTTAATTTAGCTGTAAATATTAGCGAGTATATACAAAATTTCCAAAAAATTGTTTCGAAAATTGATATAACTTTAGCCCAATTACGGAGAGATATTATTGATTATGAAGCTTTATCAAAATTATCGAATACTGATATCGAAAATCTCAAAACAATGATGGAAAGAAAATTATTTGAAATTACTGAAAAAATTGAGATATTATCGGATATTCGTCAAGCAATTGTTCAAAAAAGACAACGTGCATTTAAAAAACCTTTAACACCTCAAGAATTAAATCAATATAAATCGAAGAATACCTTACCTGAAGTTATTATTGATAAAATGTTACAACGATATTATTATTGGGATTTTATTAAAAAGTTAGAGAAGATTTTGCAAGATAAAGAACAATTAGATGATAAAGATATTCAATCAATTAAAAAGATTGATAAAGACGCCTGTTTAAAAACGTTTGAAAATTATGTACAAAACGAAACTGTTATAAATGAGAAGATACGTGATATAAAGTTACACAAAATAGATTGGAAGAGTCCAAGATCACGTTCGCATTTACAAAAAGTTTATCGTAGTATGGATCGTCAAACATTACGTCAAGTACCTAAATCACGTCAAGCTGACCAAATAAAATCCCATCGTTTAACCGCAACAAATATTGGTTCTGCCCAAAAAATAACTGATATTGCAAAAAAAGCACCATCAGGTATTTGGCGTATTACACCATCCCAAGTAAAATGGATTGCTTATAAATATCATTTTATTCCACCAAATGTGGAAAAAAATATTAAGCATTTAGGTAATACTGGTATTATGGTATGGCGAAAGGGGAAGAACCATTATTATCTTGTAAAACAACCTGCTCGTTATTTATATTGATTTTATAATTATTCAAAAAATTAAGTGTTAACGTATCTAATTTTGAATGGTTTAATAAGTTCTTTTTTTGTAAATCATCTAATATTGAAAGATATTTTTTATCAATATAATGTTTTATAGGTATAGGACGAAGTGTTTCATCTGTAACTTCTTTACCAGTTAATTCACTATATTCATCAATTTGATCAATTGCGGTTAATAATGCTAACCATTTTGATAATGAATCTGGTGATAAATTATAATAATAATTTAATGCACTTTTCTTATCAACTATATCTATATTCATATCATTATTATCCATATTCATATCATTATTATCCATATATACCCTTTTTATTTTTAAGTTGTACTAATACGTTTCCAAAAAATGGTAGTTGTTCTAATACTATTCCTTTTAGTTCGTTATCTGTTACTTGGAAACTATACTTCTTTATTAACCGTTTGTCGAGGATAATTTTCACATTCTTTAAAAAATTTTCACGAACAATGGGTAAATTTATGTTTCGTCTAATAGCTTGATTTACTTCTTCTTGTAAAACATGTTGTAACTCTTTGAATTCTGGCGTTTCACGCAAACTACTAGGTTTCAATAGTTTACGACATTTTCGGCAAAGATAAACTTTATTTAGATCATCTAAAGATGTAACTTTCCAATAGACTAAATTATCATTATAATGATGATACATTAACCATTTTGATTCACCACAATTGGAACATTTTACTTTTTTAGACATTGGAATCTATAGATAAGATGCTATCAACATGTGCATTTATTAATCCATGTAATAATGCTAAATATTTTTCATTTTTGATTTCAATATTTTTCGTTTGCAAATGGTTGAAAATCATTAGGTATAAGAATTCTAATGTTTTGAAGTCATTTTTAAATTCTTCTGAAGTATCCCCTTTTGCTTTTAATTCTTCCCGAATAATATCTTCAAACATCTTTCGAAATTTCTTGATAAATTCGGAAAAGGGTAAATGCGAGTAATCACCTCGTCCAAAGAATAATCCTCGTTGATAATCAATTTTATATCCTTTTTGGAGCCAAAATTTTTCCGCTTCATTGAGAAATGATTGCGAAGACGATTGATTTGATTGTGGGGGTGGACGAGGAATTAATTGCGAATTACTAATATCTAAGAAATCGATTTTAGGTTGTTGGGGTAGTGGTTGCATTGTTAACTTGTGCTCCTAATTGGGGTAATGTTAATGGAGTTGAAATTTGTGCTGCCATAAATTGAAATATTACTAAATTATCATGATGACATTTTTTACATATAAAGGTATTACGTTGATTTAATAATATAGGTATAATATTTTCCGTTTTACAATAAGAACAAGATATTTCAATTGCTTGTTGACTTGTTAAGTTTGCAATATTATTTTGTAGTTGTAATATTTCTTTATTTGTTTTTCTATTTAGAAAATTATTTGATAATAGACCTAAAACAAATAAAATCCCAAATGTCGTAAAAAACCAAAGCCAAAAATGATTTTGTTCTTGATATAAAGATATACATCCAGCTAATAATGCAGATGGAATTAATAATGATAATAGGCTTAAAAATAAAACAATAAAAAGTTTCTTCATACAAATATCTTAGCAAAAAGAAAATGAAAATCAAGTTAAAGTGTTAAAGTATCCATATCTTTGGATATCTTTTTAATAATTTCAAGAGCCTTATTGATTTCTTTAACATCTTTACGTAATACTTCTTTTTCGGCGGAATTTAATAATGAAATATTGATAGTAACTAATAAAGTTTGTTTAGTTTTCAATAATTCTTCATATGATTTTGCTAATTGATCGACAATTCTATCTAAAGGAAAAGGTAATATTTTCGGTGCTTGTGCGTCTTTTTCATCACGAGTGGGTATGCCTGTTATAGTGTTGTCCAGAAAACCCGTACCGGTAATAACATTAAACGGGGATCGACCCATTGTTGGATCTTGACTCATCCCCGCGACATTAGTTGTATATGAAAACGCTTCCCTAATTTTGTTAATATTTTTAGACATGTAATATTACTTTGTATCAAACATTTGGTTTGAATCTTCATCATTCTTTTCAGATTCATCAGATTCTTCGGTTTCGTCCGAAGTTGTTTCATCTTCAGATTCATCCGAAGTTGTATCGTGTTCTTCAGCTTCTTCTTCAGGCGATTCAGTCTCTTCGTGCTCTTGATGTGCTTTAATCTTTTCAATAATTGCTTTAGGTAATACAATTTCTAAACCATTAAATTTGACACGTAAACCATCAGGTGTACATTCTAATTGCACGTCTGATTCAGTTTCTTCACTTTGATTTTCTCCAAATTCGCCAACATTATCGGTAGGTTGTATTGAATCATCTGGAGATTGTTGTGATAAAAACTGATCAATTGTTTTGGAAAATGTATCTTTTGAATTTGTAACAGGTTCAATCGGACCTGATGTATCAGATTCAGGTTTAATAGATGTTATTAATAATGCTTCTTTACAAAGATTGTTGAATTTTTTCATGATTACCCTTTCAATTATTTACTCTTTAAACGATATTGAAATTCGTTTTTACAATCATTTATATATTCATCTGGAATCTTTTCAACAAAATCTAAAATTTTATTCTCTATTCCCGAATGGATATCATTTTCAGGTATTGATAATGTTTCTAAATCGGGTAAACCTAATATTGAATATATTTTTTTTGATTCATCGTAATCTAATATGAGTATAAACATTCCAATGAATTCACCTTTTTGAATAAAATATAAATTATTTAATAAATTATTCATGAATCTAATTCGTTATCAATTAATGACTCTTGTTCCAAATTATATAACTCTTTATAATCGTGAAGAACCATATCTAATGAAAAACGATAGGGTTGTGCATTATGTATCGTCGGAAATTTTTGAAGATCAATACTTGTATCACGAATATTATTAGTTAAATTATTGAATTTTTGTATTCCAATATCTTCAATTAGATTATTTAATTTTGCGAGAATTTCTTTTTCACTTATTCCTGCTTGAATATCATTTTTATAATGTGTATAGGTATATACCTTTTCAATATCTAATTGATTAATTGTAAAATCTATTGTCGCAGGAAGTACGAATCGTAAAAAACGATTGTGTTTATCTATAGCTTCAGTTATAATTGTTTTCATATTGTTGTATATTATTTTAGCATCCTGTTATTATTTAGCAAGTTTTTTCCTCTAGTAAATCAATTTTTTTTGATAAATATTTAAACAAAGGATTTTATGAAATTAACTCAAAATGATAAAGAACTTATTTCCAAACTCTATGAAGATATTAGAAATAATACAAATAGATTTTCAAATATAGATCCAACACGATCTGCTATTATTAAAAAAGCTGAAGAAAAAATGAAATGGGCTATACATAATATTCAAAATAATGATGTTTTCTTTGCAGGTATTTTAGATCAAATGATACCGCAAAATCAAAATGATATGATTGATTTCAATGAACCTACTATGTATACAAATGGTAAATTTTTAGGATATAATCCCAACTTCGTGAATAAAACACCATTAGAAAATGTTGAAACAGTTATTATCCATGAAATCCTACACTGTGTTTTAGGTCATCATTTAGCTTTTGCGGATATTGCTCCAAATAATAAAAATCTTTGGGAAATTGTAAATATTGCATGTGACTTAGCAATCAATCATTTAATAGTACATCGTCCCGGTATTGAAAATTTATTATTAGCTGGTAAAAAACCGTTTGAACAACTTCCACCGGGATTAGATGCTCGACAATATTTTAATATTTTAGTGAAACAATTTCAACAACCTCCACAACCTCCACAACAACAACAACCTCCACAACAACAACAAGAACACAAACACAAACACCCGCAATAACAACAACACCAACGTCCATGAAATCGATCCAAGTCTATGATCCTCCGATGTGCTGTGCGACGGGCATCTGTGGCCCCGACATCGATCCGGAGCTG